CCGCTCATCGCTCCTCCGGTAACGGAGATTGAATTACTCGCTTGCGTGGCAATCGTGCCTAGACCGAGATTGGTACGCGAAGTACTTGCGGCAGACACGTCACTCAAATTATTACCAGGTTGTAAAAATGCGGAAGTCGCTTGTGTGGATGCACTACCCAAGCCCAATGCGGTACGAGCATCACTCGCATTTGCACTCCCCGTCCCTCCGTTGGATACTGAGATAGGAGTCGCAACGCTTACCGAAGGCGTGCCTAACTGATTTAACGCAGCGGCCGTGACCTCCACACCCGTGGCAAAAGTAAACCCCCTTGTGACTGA